AAATACCATCTGTATGTAAGCATAGCTACGGAGTTGCCTTATATCCACCGCCTGAAGTCGGTGGTTTTACGGCAACGAAGGATAAACTTAAAACTGGGCTATTGACAGATTGCACACTTTTTGCTATCATTTTGTCAAAATCAATAATTGTAACTAACGCTGACAGTTCACGCTGTTGGCGTTTTTTATTGGCAAATGATGATAAATCACGGTAAACCATGGCAAAACTAACCACCCTACCACCACGCCTAAAACCCACCCAATCCCACACTCCAAAGCGTAACTGGGGTAAAGGTCGTGGCGGCCGTGCGTGGCGGCGACTTCGTGATGAGATTTTGGCTCGTGATAATTACACCTGCCGATGCTGTGGGCGTGTCGGTGGTCGTTTGGAGCTTGACCACATCATTAACACAGCCGTCGGCGGTACAGACGACCCCACCAACTTGCAAATCCTTTGCTATGACTGCCACAAACAAAAAACTCACACCGAAAGCACGGTGGGGGGTATCAAACAATTTTCGGGCTAACCCTGCGGACACCACGCCCCTACCCGTTTATAAAAAAATTTCGTATTTTGGGAAAAATCTCCATTTTCTCCAAGTAACATTATTTACATAAAATTACAATAGTAAGGATTAGGCAAAAATGGCACTCACTCAAAAGCAGGAACGATACGCTCGTCTTGTGGCGAGTGGCAAAGATTTGCACACATCAGCCCTAGAAGCTGGCTGTAAAAGCCACGACTCCGCCCGTAAATTTGTGGCGGATATGGCAAAGCGTAAGAATGTGCAGGCATTCATCAATCAGGTGCGAACAGTCAATACCGAACTGACCACGCAGACTGACAACACCACGACCGACATTACTTATCCGAATGCACTAGCTACGGCAAGTGAAACAGATCGGGTACGGCAAGCACCGACCACGCCCCAGTCGCCTTTGGAGTTTTTGACTTCGGTGTTTAACAATGCGGATGGGCTTTACACGCCCAAAGAACGCATTAACGCCGCCATCGCTCTTTTGCCATACACCGAACAGAAACTAGCTCAAACAGGCAAGAAAGAGGATGCCATCGATACGGCTCGTGAAAAGTCCGAAAGTGGACGCTTTTCGACCATGTCCAATCAGCTAGAAATGCCGATGGGTGGGCTGAAAAATTAAGCAAATCATCATTTATAGACCGCCAAATAAGGCGGACATGTTTGGCAGTGAGCTTTTGCAATGATTTAATCAAAAATTGTGCCAAAACAGATGATACGTCAAGTCAAACGGCTTGGCGTTTTTTGTTGCCGTTAATCTTAGGATTGGCGGTTTTTAAACTTTGCGACTTAAAGTCGCTTAATATGGAGACTTGATATGTCTGATTTAAGTAAAGAGCAGGTAAAAGAAGCCTATGCAAAAGCCATTGAAGTTTTGTTTGGTGGCGTTGTTCAAGCAAGTCCGAATGAAATTACTGAGCAAGTTATTCAAGATGTGGACAAGATGATTAGCGAGATTGCCAATTGCTCACAAAATATTGCCAAGATTGGTATTGATATCATCTACAAAGCAACCATTGGGCGTGTTGTAGATGCTGCAACTGGCTATTTTGATAATATCTTGATTGATACACTACTTGATGAAGCAACTAGCGACATTCAGGATAAAATTGAAGAGCTGTTTAGTGCTTGGATAATGGCTTTGATGGGCAATCGTCGTTTTGTAGCGTGTTTATATCAAGCTCGCCGCAACTGGCGTTCCAAAATTCAAATTGAGCTAATGGGGCTTTAATCTGCGATAATTTGAGCAAAGTTTGCCAGTTTTAGACCCAGACAGATGACAAGAAGTAACGCATAAATAAGCGGATTTTTGTCATCTACTGGGTTGTGGTAAAAATAATATGCCAAGCCCAAACAAATAACAGGAACTATCCAAGTGGTAAAAAATGCCATTTCTTCTCCCAAATTAACTAAGAGCAAAACCTTAAAAAGTCAAGTATTTTAAGATAATTTTAACACATTTTTAAATCGTGAAAAATAATTTTATTGAACAACCGCCCATCTGGACAACCGCCCTGCCTGACTGGGAAGAAAGGATTGTCAAGGGCGAGTCCCTTATTCCGTGCAAACCGCTTTTTCCTGCGATGAGTGAAATCGCCTTGCGGGTTTTTAAGGAATTGGCACTCGTTGATGTGATTGGCTGTCCCAAGATTGGCGAGATTACACGGGATTGGGTATTTGAGTTCGTCTCCGTCATTTTTGGGGCGTATGACCCCACCGCCAAAAAGCGTCTGATTAAAGAGTTTTTTCTGCTTATCAGCAAGAAAAACAGCAAATCCACCTTGGCGGCGGGTATCATGCTGACGGCGTTGATACTCAATGAACGCCAATCATGTGAGCTGGTTATCGTTGCCCCAACCAAGGAAGTCGCTAACAACTCCTTTGACCCAATGCGAGATATGATAAGGGTGGACAAAGAATTGTCTGCTATTTTCAATGTGTCGCCCCACACCAAAACAATCACGCACCGCCACACACAGGCAACCTTAAAAGTCATCGCTGCCGAGTCTAACAGCTTGGCAGGGGTCAAGGGAACTTACGTACTGATTGATGAGCTGTGGGTATTTGGCAAACGCTCGGGGGCGTCATCCATGCTCCAAGAAGCCATTGGGGGGCTTGCCAGTCGTCCCGAAGGTTTTGTCATCTATCTGTCCACGATGAGCGATGAGTCGCCTGCGGGGGTGTTTAAAGAAAAGCTGGACTATGCCCGTGGCGTGCGAGATGACGAGATTGACGACCCACGATTTTTGCCCGTGATTTATGAATTTCCACCGTCATACATTGAGAGTAGGGACTATATCAAGCCTGAGAACTGGTATATCACCAACCCCAACCTAGGGGCGAGCGTGGATGTGGATTATCTGACCGACACGCTAAAACGTGCCAAAGAGTCGCATGACAAAAACACCCTACAAACTGCCTTAGCCAAGCACCTGAATGTAGAAATTGGCATATCGCTTAGAGCGAACCGCTGGGCAGGGGCGGAGTTTTGGGAAAAAGCAGGACGACAATTTACGCTTGATGAGCTGATAGAAGCCAGCGAAGTCATCACGATGGGCGGAGACGGGGGCGGTCTTGATGACTTGCTTGGCTGTGCCGTCATCGGACGATTGCCCACGCCCAAATACATCTATACCGATGATAACAATGTCCGCCACGAAGTCAAACAGTGGTGGGTGTGGGTGCGTGCATGGTGTCATCCTATCGCCCTAGAACGCCGAAAGCAGGACGAGCCACGCTATCGTGATTTTGAAACCGATGGCGACCTTGTCATCGTGCAAAATGTGGGCGATGACGTGGCAGAATTTGCCAACATTGCCAAAAAAGTCTACGATAGCGGAAAACTTGACCGCATTGGGCTAGACCCTGCTGGGGCGGACGATATTGTCATCGCCCTAGAATCCATCGGCATTCCCAAAGACCCTAAAATCACAGGTGTGTCGCAGGGCTGGCGATTGGGAGGTTACCAAAAAGTGTGTGAACGCAAAATCGCCAGTGGTGATTTGACGCACGCAAATCAGCCCCTAATGGCGTGGTGCGTGGGCAATGCCCAAGTCAGAACAAGCAATTCGGGCGTGATGATGAGTAAGTCCGAAAGCGGAAACGGTAAGATTGACCCTGTGATTGCTATGTTAAACGCCGTGGCACTTATGAGCCAAAACCCTGCTGTGCCTAGGGGTGATGATGATGTGGGGGTTTATTTTTAAGAAAAACCCGCTTTAACAAGTGGGCGAATATATAAAACAGGGCGATGACGGACTGCTGGAACAGTCCGCCACCCCTACGACAAACCGAGCTTGTCGCAAGCGAAACCCTGCTACTATGTACATGGCGTGGCAAGGGTATCACATTTTTAACAAAATTGCGATAGGCTCTACCATGAAACAAGTAAATTGTCGCTCCTGTGGGCGATTATTAGCCAAAATTGGAAACTTTAATGATTTAGAAATCAAATGTCCACGCTGTAAAGCGTTTAATGTTTTGAGCGTCGAGAACGCCTTATCAGAAGTCCAAAGAGACTCAAGCATAGGTAATCTTGATGACCAAAGCATACCAAAAAGCACCCCTGCCATTCGTGGGTCAAAAACGAATGTTTTTAAAGGAATTTCGCAAAATTTTGGACAAAATCCCAAATGACGGCGAAAACTGGACAATCATTGATGTGTTTGGTGGTAATGGGCTACTTGCCAACAATGCCAAAGCCTACAAGCCCAAAGCCACCGTCATTTATAACGATTTTGACGGCTATACTAAGCGATTGGCACACATTGATGATATTAACCGTTTGCGTGCTATTTTGTTTGATTTAACAAAAGATGTGCCACGCCAAAAGCGGATACCAGACGAGCTAAAAGAGCGGATTTTGCAGGTCATTGCTAAATTTGGCGGTTATATAGATGTAAGAAGTGTCAGCACTTGGTTGTTGTTTAGTGGCAAGCAAATCGCCCATATTGGTGAGCTTGGCGACCACCAAATGTACAATACCGTTCGCACCAGTGATTATGACCGTGCAGACGGCTATTTGGACGGATTGATTGTTACGCACGAAAGTTTTGATACGCTGATACCAAAATTCGCCAACACACCAAACACTTTGCTATTACTTGACCCACCTTACATTTGCACCGAGCAAAAGGCGTATGCGATGACAGGTTATTTTGGTATGACAAAGTTTTTAAGGCTGATAAAACTGGTGCGTCCGCCTTATCTGTTTTTTAGTAGTACAAGGAGCGAACTCTTGGACTATATGGATTATCTCAAAGATTGCGAGCCTGCCATGTGGGAGTGTATTGGCGACTTTGAGAAAGTGAGCGTAAACAGTCATATCAACTACAATAGTGAATATGAAGACAATATGATTTATCGGTTTTAGTCAAACCAAACCACTGACCACAGGGCTTTATTTATGGGTATTTTAAAATGAAATTACACGGTTTTATCAGCGTAACGACCAACTGTAACCAAGAAGCAGTTGTCAATATCAGTCAAATTTCGTCCATTGTCGCAAAATATCGATCTGGCGAAGCAGTAATTACACTGAATAATGGCGAATCTTATGAGCTTTATTGTAGTGTCAGCGAAGTCAAAAAACTTATTAAAGAAGAGCAAAACCAATGACCAAAGCCTACTCAACCCTACAAATCAAATCGGTAACCGATACCGATGATGAGCGTATCATCACAGGCATTGCCACCACCCCAAGCACCGACCGAGACGATGACATTTTAGAGCCGACAGGAGCAAAATTTGCCCTACCAATACCGCTACTATGGCAACACAATCACAATCAGCCGATTGGCGAAGTTATCCAAGCCACGGTAACAGAAAAAGGCATTGAGATTGTCGCTAAATTGGTCAAGATTGACGAAAAAGGCAAATTAAAAGACCGCCTAGACGAAGCATGGCAATGTATCAAGTCTGGGCTTGTCAAATGCCTGTCGGTGGGCTTTAAAATCAAAGAGTACAATTATCTGGAAAACTCATGGGGGCTACACATCAAAGAGTGGGAATTTTATGAGTTGTCAGTCGTTACCGTCCCTGCCAACGCCGATGCGGTCATTACAAGCGTCAAGCAAATCAAAGATGCGTTTAGTTTGCCACTTGCTGACACGCCAAACCCACCGACCAACCCAATCCAAGCACCACCCACCCCAACCACAATCACGAAAGCAACCCCCAGTAATGGTGCGGTTGCTTTAATTTTATCCAACCTAAATAACGGAGTATCATTACGATGAACTATGAACAACAGCTTGCCAAAGTCAAAGCCACCATTGTTGATAAGCAAGCCAAAATCGGTGAGATCATGACAAAATCGGTTGTAAGCGGACACACCCCAAGCGATGATGACGAAGCGACAATCACGGCATTGGAAAGCGACATCGATCGCTTAGAAAAGAACGCCCAGCGTTTGCAAAAACTGATTAAATCGGTAGAAACCGCCCCAAATCCTACCGAGATTGGCGGTGAAAATCCAGAACAGGCTCATGCAAGTGCCGAAGGTGAACCAAACCCAAAAGAAGCAGGTAAAAGCGTGAAAGTAGAATCCAACTTACCCAAAGGCATTGGCTTTGCACAAATGGCTCGTGCCAAAGCCTTGTCCGCCAAAAATGCAAGCAAAGGTAGCTTTGTAAGTGCCGCCCAAATCGCCAAATCCGCAGGAATGCACCCGTCTGTCATTGCCGAGCTTGAAAAATCGGTAACGGTCATGGACACCACGAACTCGGGCGTGCTTGTGCCAGTCAGCCCGCTTGTTCAAGAGTTTATTGAGCTATTGCGAGCTCAAACGATTATTGACAAACTTGCCCCTTATATGCGTGCAGGAGACTTTAACACCACAATCGCAGGTATGGCGACAGGGGCGACATCGGCGTGGGTTGGCGAAGGTGAACCAAAACCTGTTACCAATGCCACTTTTAATAGCGTGGAACTAAAACGCCATAAAGTTGCAGGTATTGCGGTGCTAACCGAAGAGCTTGGACGCTTTAACAAGTTTAATGGCGACCGCCGTATCTTGGACGATTTGATTGAGTCTAATCGTTTGCTACTTGATTTGACCTTTATTGATGATAAGGCTGGGGACGCAACCCGACCAGCAGGGTCGTTGCATGGCGGTGTGATTATTGAATCCACAGGTAACGAAGAAGCCCAAATCAAAGCTGACCTGCTTAGTCTGCGTAAAAAATTCTTGACGGCTAACCTGTCTTTATCTGGTGCATTCTACATCATGAGCGAGACACGAGCGTCTGAATGGGCGGAGCTTGTCAATCCGCTTGGAGCTCCTGTCTTTACAGGTCTGCAAGCTGAGACTGGCAAGAAAACCCTTAACGGCTTGCCTGTCATTGAGTCCGAGAGTGCAACTAACATTGTGGAGCTTGTCAAACCGAGCGAATTTTATTTGGCAGATGAAGGTCAAGTGGAAGTGTCATACAGCACCGAAGCAACCATCACCATGCCTGATAAATCACTTGTGCATTTGTTCCAAGAGAACAAAGAAGCAATCCGTGCCGAGCGGTTCATCACATGGGCAAAACGCCGTCCTACCGCAGCAGCTGCGATTAAATATACATAATTGTCCATTAAGAATAGCCCTAACGTGGGGCTATTCTTATGCTTTAACGGTCTAAACAGTCCATTAAAGCATAAGAATAGGAGACAGCCATGCAAATCAAATACCTAAAACCCGCCCCCAATGCCACCACAGGCGACATCAAAGACATCGCCACCGCCCAAGCAAAAATCCTTATCCAGCTTGGTTTCGCTGAGCCGTATAATGAAAACGACCAAGATAATGATGATAATGGCAAAAATGGCGAGTTGTTTGATGAGTTAAACGACATTGACGAAGTGGGCGAAGTTGATGAGTTAAATCACGGTGAAGCAAGTCAAGATGAGCCAAACGATACCGCTGATGATTTGGTGGATAGTGCCGAGCAAGGCGAAGCGGTAGAGCAAGATGTGGCAAAAGATGAGACCACCGCACCCAAAAAACGAACCAAAAAAGCCAAAGAGACGGAAGATGAGTAATGTGGTTACTTGACAAATTTTTTGGTAAAAAGTCGGTCAATGCAACGCCTACCCCTGTATGGCAACCGCTTATCCATGAACCCTATACAGGGGCGTGGCAAAAGAATGATGAGTTAAAACGCACTGATGTGCTTGGTTTTCACGCTGTATTTGCGTGTGTGTCGCTCATCAGCTCCGATGTGGGCAAGCTTCGCATACAGACCAAAGCAGTCAAAGACGGCGTACTACAACCCACTCAATCACGCACCAAAGCAATCCTAGCCAAGCCCAATAAGCACCAAACTTGGCAACAGTTTGCCGAGAATTGGATAAGCTCTAAGCTACTGCGTGGTAATACTTATGTGTGGAAGCAACGGGATATTTTTGGCGATGCGTGGCAACTGCACGTCCTAAATCCCGACCGTGTCAAAGTGCTGGTGTCGGATAATGGCGATGTGTTTTATCAAATCAGCTCCGACAAGCTATTTAATATCGCTCATGACATGGTCGTGCCAGCGAGCGAGATGATACATGACCGCTACAACTGCTTTTATCATCCGCTTGTGGGCTTGTCGCCTTTGACGGCGTGTGCGATTAGTGTGGGTTTGGGGCTGTCTATACAGACAAGCTCTAAGACATTTTTTGGTAATGCGTCTCGCCCGTCTGGTGTGCTATCCGTGCCGACCACAATCTCACAGGCAAAGGCGGACGAAGTCAAAGCACAATGGCAAGCCAATTATAGCGGTGTTAATCGTGGCGGTATTGCCGTATTGGGGGACGGTGCAAGGTATGAAAGTATCGGTATGTCATCATCAGACGCACAAGCCCTAGAACAGCTTAAAATGAGTGGCGAGACTGTCTGCTCGGTGTTTCATGTTCCTGCCTTTAAAGTGGGTATGGGCGAGTTAAAAGCAGGGCAAAAACCGTCTGATTTGAACGAGATATATTATAGCGACTGTCTGCAACACTACATCGAAGCCATAGAAAATCTGCTTGATGAACACCTAGACCTAGAAAAAGGCGTGGAGTGCGAAGCCAACCTAGCCCCGCTTATCCGCATGGATAGCATGAGCCAAATCCTGTATCTAAAAGAAGGTACGTCATCTGGCATATTTAGCCCCAACGAAGCACGGGCAACGCTTGGTTTGCCGCCTGTCATCGGTGGCGAGTCGCCACTCATGCAACAGCAGAATTATAGCTTAGAAGCATTGGCAAGACGAGACAGCACCGAGAACCCGTTTAGTGTGGTTCATGGCAACGAACCAAAGAGCGACAAATCCGCCAAGACGGTCAAGCCACGTTACCGAGTGTATGCCACTATCAATAAGGATAAATCATGACTTTTGCCACGCTTGATGAAGTCAGACACCACCTACGCTATGATGATGACAGTAACGATGTGATGCTAACCGCCTATTTGCAATCTGCCACACAGTCGGTCAAAAACTACATCACAGATGAGATAACGGACGAGATGTTACCAGCCCTAAAAGTCGCCACACTACTTATGGTGGGTTATCTTGATGACAATCGCAATGCCGAGCGTGGGGCGGAGTATGGCAACTATCTGCCTGCCCCTGTCCGTCAGCTACTGTCGCCATATCGCACCCCAACAACCTAGGATAAATCATGAAAGCCACACCGCTCCGCCACCGCCTAAAAATCTATCAACAGACCACGACCCAGTCCGTCACAGGGGCAATATCGCATGACTGGCAACACACCCTAACCCTATCGGGGCAGTTTAGCCATGTCTCGGGCAAAGATGTCATCGCAGGGCAAGCCCATGATGTCCAAATCATCGCCCGTGCCAAAATCCGCTACCGCACCGACATAGACCACACCATGCGAGTGCAATACGCAGGGCGGATGTATGAGATAGTTGGCGAACCTTTGGCAGACAATAATACAGGGCGTGAGTATCTTACGCTGATGTTAAAAGGGGTGGCTCATGCAGATTAAGGGGCTTGACGAGCTGAATAAAAAACTGCACCAACTGCGTGATGAAGTGAGCAACAAAGATGCAGGCGGTGTGCTGTATGGCTCGCTGATGTTTGCCAGTACGCCCATGTATAAAGAAGCCCGTGCCAACGCCCCTTTTCGCACTGGCGTCATCAAAGGGTCAATCAAAAGACGTAGGCTGACAAAAGGCGATAGTGCCAATATGGATGGGGCGGCGGTGGCTATCTATGTGGCGTTAAAGGGCAGTCGTAAAAGCCGTGAAAATGCCTATTACTACATATTCCATGAAGAATATGGGGCAAGGGGCAGACCGCCAATCCCCTTTATCCGCCCTGCCTTTGACAACAACCAAGCGGGAGCGACTGACCGTTTCGCCAAAAAATTGGGGGAACGCATTGATAAAATCATGGGCTAGTATTGCTATTTTATTGCTGATTGTGTATAAAGCATAACAAAGCTAAAACCCACCCCAGTCGGTGGGTTTTTTATTGGCAAGCAAAAACCGCTTGCTTTTAAAGCAAAACCCCAAAAGACGGCAATCTTTTGGGGTTTTTAATTAGAACTTGTACAAAAGAGATTTTAACATATGTCTGAATTTATTGCAAAGGTTATTGAAATGACAACCACACCTTTAAAAGAACATGGCTTAATCAAAACTTGTCTTGCCCTGATGGGCGTGTTGGTTTTTGTGATGGCGATTGTATTTGTCTGGCAGTTGCCAGAGATTATTTTGGCAATTAAAGCTTAAATTTTTAACCAAGCAAGCAAAAAACGCTTGCTTTTTTTATTCAACTAACCTAAAATAACGCCATACCTGCAAAATCAGGTAGCGGAATTGGCGTTCCGAAAACCAATGGCGATGATGACACGCCTAATAGCGTGTTTTTTGCTATATAAACCCCCAGTTTAAAAGGGAGTATATAAAATATACACCCTTTCTTATGGTGGATTATGTGGGAGAGTAGAAATACTCGCCGTTTTGCCTTTGGTACGGTACGCCAATCCTGCATAATCCACCACCATATACATTTTGGCGTTGTTCGGTGGTGGCAAACTCAACCTAACCAAAGGACAATGCTATGTCTAATCTTATTAACTTCAATTTTGAAAACCACGAACTAAGCACCGTTGTCATTGACGGTCAAATTTGGTTTCCTGCAACGGCATTGGCAACCGCTTTGGGTTTTGCTAACCCACGCCAAGCCATTGCCACCCATACCGACAAAGATGACGTCCAAAAACTGGACACCATCGATTCAATGGGTCGTACACAAAAAGTTAACTTTGTAAACGAAAGCGGAATGTATGCCCTAATTTTTGGTTCAACCAAAGATGAAGCAAAACGCTTTAAGCGTTGGGTAACTTCCGAAGTTCTCCCAAGCATCCGTAAAACTGGTTCATATTCACTACCCACCCCCCAAACCCTATCCACCGTCAAAGACCGTAATGGACTGGTCAAGACCTGCGAATGGTTTGTGCGTGTGGCAAGCTATCTGGGCTATGATGAAGTGTGGAATTTGGTTCATCATCGCTTCAACATTAACAGAGCCTGTGAATTGACGACTGAGCAAGTCGGGCAAGCCACCGAATACCTACAAGGACTACTGCTCGGGGTCATCGCCCAGCGTAGGGGGTTTAATCCCCAAACCCCTTTGCCACTACCACTGATGCACAGGGCTGATGTCGGCAAATACGATAACGATGGCGTATTATGGACACGGGTGTTAGAGCCTGATGAGCAGATTGTCAGAACCAAAGACATTGCACAGCTTATCATCAATGAGCCTTATATTGATGGCGAAACCTTGACCGCCATTAACTATGCATCATCGGCACGGCTGGCATCTATGCTAAAAAATCCGCCGTTTCTAACCACCCTTGACAACGCAAAGGAGATGTAAGATGATAACGATTGCCACCCCAAAAGCCCTGTTGGACGAAGCAGGCAACGACATCAACAAATGCCTATCCCTTATCTATATGATGATGGAGTATTATGATGACGAAAATGATAGTGAAATCACGACACGCCTTGCCATCATCGCTGATATGCAAGAAAGTCTGGGCGACAAACTCAGAAAGTGCGGGGCGTATCTGAGCGAGATTGACGGTAAAAAACCTTGCACCAACCGCCAAAAGACAGACTTGGCGCGTCTGCCCGAAGTCGCCTAAGACCTTAAAAGTACTTGAAATTTAGACCAGTTTAGGGTATGATTTTGTCATAATCCCAAATTGTACTTATTGACCGCTTATCTTAACGATAGGCGGTTTTTTATTGGAAAAAATATGACCGCAAGCCAACAAATTTACGCCCTACTCTCGGAGCTGGTCGCTGGGCGGTGCTATCCGCTTTTTGTGCCAGAGAGCCAAACCGACCCGCCACCCTATATCGTCTATAACATCGTATCAAATCAGCCCGATAATACCCTTGACGGCATAACGGGTCATGAATGGGTGCGGGTGCAAATTGATGTCTATACCAAAAAATACGATGAGACCATAAAACTATCCGCCCAAGCGGTAAGGCAACTTGACAGTATTACCCCATCCATCTATGGCGGTACGACTTATCTGTATGATGATGGGCTGTATCGTGGCTTGATTGAATATGAGTTTTGGCAGACTTTGCCGACCTAATTTTTTTAACCACCAACTGACAGGAGAAAAATATGTCAGCAATCTACAGATCTACAGTAGTAGAAATTTAAAGACAGTCGTTAGACTTATCCACCATTTTATCACAACCAACTGACAGGAGCAAGAAAAAAAATGTCGGCAGAAAACACCAAAGACAGCTTTTATCAGCTGTGGGTGTCTGAAACAGGTACATCAGGCACTTTTAAAAAAATCAACCGCCTAACCAAGGCAGTGCCACCTAACGAGGCGAAAGTACTAGATGACATCACCGCCACAGACGACCGCCGAACGGTCAAGGCGGCAGTGGACTTTAAAGAAGAATCCGAAATTGAGTTGGAATATGTGCTATTGCCTGATGACGAGACGCACCAGCTCATCCAAACGAGCTTTGATACTGGCAAAGAACTGTATTTCCAGTATAAGTTCGTGGAAGTGCCTACAGAGAGCCGAGAGTTTAAGGGCATGATTGCCGAGCTGACGACCGATGCCGAAGACACGAAGAAAAAACTGCGTAAAAAAGGCAAAATTACCATCACAGGCGAAGTCAAAAAAGAGCTGACTGTCTAACCCCAACCAAATCCAAAAGCCTATCTACCGATAGGCTTTTTATTTAGATTTTAAGGAATTTTTATGAGTGCATTAAATAAAGCCCAACTATTAGCCATCATCTGTGTGAGCGAGCCACTTGTGCTAAAAGACGTGGACGGCATTGGCGAGATTTATATCAAAAGACTGACCGTGTCAGACCAAGGCGAGATTGCCAAAAAAGCAGATGCTAATGATAACGTCGGCTCAGGACTGGTCATGATTGCCCACTGTGTGTGCGACAAAGACGGCAAACGTCTGTTTGCTGATGGCGATATCAAGCAGTTAGGGACGATGAGTGCCAGCCACATGACCGCCCTAGTAACCGCTATTAGTGAAGTTAATGGCTTTGATGACAAGCTAGCCGACATTAAAAAAAACTAATCGCCGATAAAGACCGCCGATTTTTGTTTAAATTGGCGTCTCATTTGGGAAAGACGGTGGGCGAGCTTGAACGCACGCTCACGGTGGCAGAATTTGCCGAGTGGGTCGCTTATGATGAGCTAGACCCTATCGGTGGGTATCGCACCGATTTGGGCTTTGCTCTGCTCGCCTATATGCAAGCAGGGGATAAAGACAAATCAGTGCATGATTTTCTCATCATTGACCCAAACCCGATGACTGATGATGACAAAGAAGCCTTTGAGCGAGAAAAATTAGAAGCCCAAGCCCGACAAGAAGTGGGGGCGATGATAGCGATGTTTAATCGCACTTGATTTTAGCCCTAAAAAGCCTTATGATAAAGCTAAGGAGATGACACCATGATAATTCTATTATTTGTTGCTGTTTGGTTGATTGGGGCGATTGGCTTTGGCGTTTTATGTACGTTTGTCGGTGGCTTTGTTCGCCCCCATGACGATGTCGGCATGTGGATTGGGCTTGTGTTATCCGCAGTTATTTATGTCGTGGCTACCATGATGTGGCTACTCATCTAAAATCAATACCTGTATTCATCTTAACCGCCTTTTGGCGGTTTTTTATTGGAAAAATTAATGGCTGTCGTTTCAAAATTACAAATCGTCCTAGAAGCCACTACTGATGCCTTTAATCGCAGTCTCAGTGGGGCAACCGATAAGTTAAAAATTTTTGGCGATAATGTCAAAAACAATGCCGAAAAACTAGAAAAATTTGCCAATCGCAATAAGCAAACATTTACCAAAATGGCACAAAGCTCAGCCGTGGCATTAGCGGCGATTGGTGCGGGGGTTACGAAGTCGGTAGAATCGGCGGTCAAATTTGAATCAGCGATGGCAGGGGTTAGAAAAGTCATTGACTTTGACACGCCCGAAGCCTTTAAGCAGATGGAAAAAGACATTTTGGCGATGAGTCAGCGGTTGCCCATGACTGCCGAAGGGCTTGCAAATATCATGGCAAGTGCAGGACAAGCAGGGATTGCCCAAGCGGATTTGGCACGCTTTACCGAGACCGCCGCCAAAATGGGCGTGGCATTTGACATTACTGCCGAGCAAGCAGGGCAAGCGATGGCGGAAATGCGGGTGGCGTTTAATATGTCGCAATCAGAAGTTGAGACACTCGCGGACAAAATTAACTATCTGGGTAACACCAGTCCAAATAACGCCGCTAAAATCATGCAAATCACCCAAGCTGTGGGTGCGGTTGCCGAGCTTGGCGGTTTCGCCGCTGACCAAACCGCCGCCTTGGCGTCCGTGATTGTGGGTATAGACCCGTCCAATGTGGCAACAGGACTTAAAAACATCTCACTGCAACTGACCGCAGGGGAGAATGCAACCAAATCCCAACGAGTGGCATTTGAAAAACTGGGCTTATCTGCCGAAGATGTCGCCAAAAAAATGAAAGAAGATGCGGTCGGCACGTTAATGGAGATTACACGGCTCATTAGTGAGATCATTCCTGAACACGAACAGTCGGCAGTCTCTACCATGCTGGTCGGTCGTGAAGCCCTACCTGTCTTTGCTCAGCTTATCCAAAACCAAGAAGTCGCCACACAAAAGCTGACAGACATGGGCGATGCGTCCAAATACGCAGGGTCAATGCTCAAAGAGTTTGAGAACATGGCAGGGACAAGCCAAGCTCAAATGCAACTTTTTAATAACAACATTGAAGCGGTCAAAATCGCCCTTGGCTCGGCTTTATTGCCTGCCATTAATAGTATCATGCAAGCCTTAACCCCTGTGATAAAAGCCTTTGCCGAGTGGTCGAGCGAAAACCCAAAAATCGTTGCTACCATTGTTGCTGTTACTACGGCTGTGTTTGGGGTAGGTTTGGCAGTTGGCACAATAGGTCTTGCCATTCCTGCGGTGATAGCAGGTTTTGGACTTTTGGCAGGCGTTACCGCTCCTGTATGGGGAACGGTTGCAGCGGTAATGGCGATTGGGACGGCATTAGTTGCTTTGGCGTTAAACTGGGAAGAGTTTAATGATGCCCTTGGCGAAATCTTGTACTACATGGTTGAAGATGTCAAAGCCAAATGGCAAGCCATTAATGATGCGATTGGCGGTACAATTTATGAAATCGTCCAAAATGCTAAGCAAAAATGGGACGAGTTTTATACCGCTGTCGGTGGCACAACGGCAATGATTGTTGAAAATGCCGTGGGCAAATTTAATGAACTCAAAGCCAAAGCCAAATCAATATTTGACAGCCTGCCCGCCCCTGTTAAAACGGCATTGACTGTTATCGGTACGGTGGTCAGTACACAATTTGCCCTAATCAAAAACATCTTTACCACAACCTTTGCCATTATCAAAGCCCTTGTGCGTGGGGATATGGACGGTGTGAAAAAAGCCATTAGCGATGGCATAAAAAACGCTTGGAATATTGTTAAAAGTGGTGTTACAAATATCGTAGGGGCGTTTAAAAATCTTGGCAGTCAGCTTATGCAAGCGGGGCGTGATGCGATACAAGGCTTTATCAATGGCGTAAAAGCAAAAATGAGCGAAGCCCTAAATGTCGCCCGTGATATGGCAAACAGCGTGGCAAGCACGGTCAAATCCGCCCTAAATATCCACTCCCCGTCTCGGGTCATGCGTGAACTGGGAGCATGGGCAGGCGAAGGCTTTGTATTGGGTGTGGGCGATAAAGTTGGCGATGCCAAACAAGTTGCCCAAAATCTAGCCAATGCTTTGACCAGCACCGTTGCCGATTTGCACCGCCAAAACTTTATGCTTAAAAACCACGCCAATCCATTGGCGGAGTGGCAGTACAAAGTCCAGTTTGGCGAGCTTGCCGAGCTGACCGACAAGCAAAAAGCAAGGGTGCTAGAACTTGCCCGTGCCAATCTTGACCTTGCCAAATCTAACGACATCAATAAAAGTATCAGTGATGAGATTGCAAGCATTGATGAGAAGCTACAAACGCACGGCATGAACCGCTTGGAGATTTTGGAATGGCAAATCGCCAACACCGAAAAATACAGGGGGGCAAATGAAGAGTTGCTGGCAACGCTAAAAGACCAAATCCGAGTTGAAAGCGAGCTCAACCAACTGTTTAAAACTCGTGAGAAGTTAAAAGGCTATCAAGACAGCCTAGCCAAAAATACTTATCTGTATCGCACCAAAGGCGATAAGTACGCAGGCGAGCGGTGGGATTTATCGCAACAAGGCTTTGATGGTAAGTACATCGACCAGATGATTGAGACGTTACGCCAGTCTGATGTCATGTCCGCCATGGCAAATATGCCAAAAACGCTTACCATGCCTACCTTACAAAATAATAATTTGGGGTCAGCGGTAAGTAGTGCGGTAACGGGCTATTTTGACCTAAAAAAACAGCTTGATGATAACCTAGCAATCATCAAAGAAGCCGAAAATGCCAAACTTATCACTGAGCAGGAGAGCCAACTTGCCCGACTAGAACAAGAAAAGGCATTTCACGAAGCACGGCAAAACTTGGTGTTGTCGGGTGGTGAGAACGTTGCCAAATCCTTAGCGGACAGCACAAAATCACTTTTGGGCGAAAACTCAAAAGCCTATCGTGCTATGTTCGCCATCGAAAAAGGCTTTGCTATCGCTCGCTCGGTCATGGCGATACAACAAGCCATCGCACTAGCGTCCGCCAACCCGTTTCCCATGAATTTAGGGGCAATGGCAACGGTGGCAAGTCAAGTGGCAAGTATCGTTGGTAACATCAAAGCGGTGCAAATGCCCGTGGGTCAAGCCCATGACGGTATCATGAGCGTGCCGAAAAGTGGAACGTGGAATTTGGAAAAGGGTGAGCGTGTATTGCCACGCCACACCGCCCAAAACCTAGACCGCACGTTAAACAATTTGCAAGGTCGTGGTGAAACCAAGGTTATTATCAATAACTATACAGGCGAAAAAACAGACGTGCAACAAATGCCAAATGGTGATATGATGGTAACTATTGGTAAGATGATTGATAATAAGGTGAATGCCACGGTCAATCAGCGTTTTATACAAGCACGCCGACAAGGCGGTGAACTTTACGGGAGATAGTATGAAAGAAGAATATGTTCAAGCATTGGCTAATGGTATTGTCAATCCAATTGCCAAACAATTGCACGCAAATAGCTTGGTTGGTGCTGGCTCAATTGCTTACTTAGCTGAAAAAGGCGTTATTGATTTAGATGATTATCTAAAATATATGAATAGCCTAAAAGACAGCTTGTTGCAAGCAGATGACTATGACTCAGATACCAAGGAAGCTATTAAACAAGAATTTGATTTTTACCAAAATAAACTCAAAATATAAACCAAATCACACAAACCTACCGATATTGGTAGGTTTTTTGTTGGGGTAAAGAATGAAAACCTTCAAATGGAAAATGAACATGGGAGCGTCCGCCAATGTTCGTCATAACGTTACCAAAACCCAATTTAATGATGGCTACGCTCAGCGAGTAAGCCACGGTATCAATAATAAACGCACCGATTGGAGCGGTAGCAAAACAGGCGATTTTGATACCGTCATCAAACCCATTATTGTATTTCTTGATGAACACAAAGGCACAATCCCTTTTCTTTGGACTGACCCGCTTGGCAATACCCACAAATATGTCTGCGACAGCTACCCCATTAAACAGCGGGTCGGCAATTTTTGGCAGATTGATTTAAAATTTGAACAAGTTTTTTAACCCACGCCCTTCTTAATCAAGGGCTTTTTTAATGGAGTACGCAATGACAAACCACACTCAAAACCTAACCACCCTAAACCGCACCGAAGCCCAAATCCTACAAGCCTTTATTTGGCAAATGGACACTTGGCAAAGTCAATATGGCGAAAAAGCTGACACAGTAGAAATCGTGTATTTCCCCGAAGATGAAGGCTTTGATGTGTTTAACAACGAACCTAATCACGGCATTATCAAACGCACCCGCACGACTGTATTCCGTGCCGACATTGTCTCTTGGGCGAATAATCAGCTCAAACAACTACAAGGTTTTGGCAATGAAAATACCGTAACCGCTTTTGTGGTGTCTTATAAAAATGGCGAGTATGGCGTTTTGGTTGAAACTGTGCCAACAGCAAGTCTGACAGACGAAACCGAGCCAAAAGTCGAATCAGCTGACGAAAACCAAGCGTAATCAAAACTTGTGGGGCAAATATGAGTTTAACCGCCGATTTTCAAAAATTGTCCGTAGATGGGCTTGTTACCTTGTTTGAACTGGACGCAAGTAAACTGGGTGCTGGCATTTTACGCTTTCACGGGCATAATCACGACAAAAATGATGGCGTGATTGTCTTTCGTGGCAAAGCGTACAACCCCCAAGCTCTGTCTGTTACAGGGCTTGAAATGCGGTCAGACGGCAGAGCAAGCACGCCGACCCTAACCCTTGCCAATAACATCGCAGGGGTGCAAGGTGCGGTGTCGGCGTATTGCTTGCAGTTTAGCGACTTTGCAGGAGCAAAACTTACCGTCATCACCACCCTTGCCAAATATCTAGATGCGGTTAATTTTGACGGTGGCAACCCTACCGCCAGCGATGAATGTAAAGAACAGCTGTGGTTTGTGGAACAAAAAACATCAGAAAATGCCCAGCAAGTTACCTTTGAATTATCCAACCCTATTGACCTTGAAGGCTTAAAAATCCCCGTCAGAGAGATTACCAATTATTGTCACTGGGCGGTTGTGGGTAAATATCGTGGCGAAGAATGCGGCTATACAGGGGCGACAATGTTTGACGAAAACGACAAGCCTACCGACAACCCCATTTTGGATAAATGTGGCGGACGTATGAAATCGTGCGTGTGCCGTTTTGGAAAAAATAAGCCCTTGCCCTTTGGCGGTTGTCCTGCTAGTAGTCTAATTGGTTCATAGGAGTTAAGATGAAATTAACCAAACAATTAAAAGCCGACATCATCTCCCACGCCTTAGACTGCTACCCTGCTGAGTGCTGTGGGCTAATTGTGGATAAAAAGTACATACCTTGCACCAATAAGGCAACCGATGATGAGCAGTTTATCCTTTGCCCCAAAGATTTTGCCCGTGCCGAGAGTATGGGGCAGATACAAGCCATCGTTCACAGTCATCCAGACGGTGGGGTCATGCCGTCTGATTTGGATAAATTACAAATTGAGCTACATGGCGTGCCGTGGGTCATCGTGGCGGTGTCAAAACAAGATTATGGCGATGAACCTGCCTTTGGCATATATGAGCCGTGTGGGTACAGACCGCCACTTTTGGGGCGTGCTTATATCCACGGTGTTCAGGATTGTTATAGCTTGGTGCGTGATTATTACAGCCGTGAATTTGGCATTGATTTGCCAGACTTTGACCGCAGTGATGCTTGGTGGGAAGACCCCAATCACGCCCCACTGTATGAGCAGAACTTTGAAAAAGCGGGCTTTGTGGTGGTGGACAAAAACCAACCGCAATACGGCGATGTGCTACTGTGCCGTGTCGGACGCACGCACCATGTCAATCACGCCTTGATTTGGCTTGGCGATAATGGCACATTAAAAAGCGAAACCACACCGCCTGTCATCGGTAACACCCTAATCTTGCACCACCCCTACGGACGGCAGTCCGTGCGTGAGATTTATGGCAAGGGGTGGGCGGATAGGACGGCGATGGTGGTGCGTCATCATTCGTTTATGTCGTCTGCCCCCACGCTTTGACAGCTTGCATGATGATGGCAGAGCGTGAAAGTCCTGTTTTTTCAGATAAAACGGTCAGCTCGTCAATAAATTCGGTGGGAAACTTATAGCTTGCCACCTTTACGCCACGGCGTTTATCACTCTCACGCTGAGTTTCGGCACGGCTTTTTGGGGTTTTGACAATCTTAGGCATTTGACAAATCCTTACATTATTGGTAAGATAATCATAAGTTTTAGGAGCGGGGCGGTGTGCTTGCCCACCGCCCCAGCCTTTACAGGCTACCTGCTGTTAGTAAGCGTTGTTGCTTAGTAGTAGCAGGATAACAATGATGATAACTTTGAAGAGCGTTTTCATTGTCTTATCTCCTAAGGTCGCCACCACTTGACTAGGTCGGTGGCGGATAACCTATCAGGCTTGGGTGTCCTACCACCCTTGCTTGATGGTTTATATTATAGTTTAAACTACATTAAAAGTCAGGTAATTATTGCAATTTATTATAAAATTGTTGTGATTATTTGACTTTTTGTTATCCAAAATAAAAGATTTTTAACCGCTTATGATGTCATCATGAGCGGTTTTTTGTTGGGTGTTTAAAAATGAAAACGATACAACTACACGGCATCTTAGCCAAAAAATTCGGCAAATCTTTTAGATTATCTGTGGGTAGCACCAAAGAAGCCATGCGTGCTCTATGCGTGCAACTGGCAGGCTTTGAAGAATTTATGATGAATGCTCATAGGCAAGGGCTACGCTTTGCCGTATTCCACGATAAACACAACATCGGCGAGCGTGAGCTTGATATGACCCATTCCGCTCAGGTTATCCGTGTCGTGCCTATCGTGGAAGGCTCAAAAAAGAGCGGACTACTACAAACCATTTTGGGGGCGGTCATGGTCGTGGCAGGGGTTGTGGTAACGGGAATGACCTTTGGCGGTGCTGGTGCGGTCGGTGCAGGATTGATTGGAGCAGGTATTGGCATGATGGCAGGCGGTATCGCCCAAATGCTCATGCCAAAAGTGGACACACAAGACCAAAACCAAGACGGCAACCGTGCCAACAAGGGGTTTGGCGGTGCAGTTACGACTGTCGCCCAAGGCAATCCTGTACCAATTTTGTACGGCGAGCGAGAGATTGGTGGGTTTATTTTGTCCGCCAGTCAGTTGCCAGAAGACATGCTATAAAAAATTAAGGATAAAAAATGACCATTTACGGTGCTAAAAAAGGCAGTAGCAAACCACGTCAGCCCATCATCGCCCCTGACTCTGCTCAGTCCAAAACTTACATCAAGATACTCTACGGCTTGGGCGAAGGTGAGATTGCAGGTTTGGCAAATGGCTATAAATCCGTTTATTTGGAAGACACGCCCCTGCAAAATGACAACGGAGAGTTTAACTTTACGGGTGTCAAAGTGGATTTTCGCACAGGCACGAACGACCAGACTTATATTGATGGTTTCCCTGATGTGGCAAGTGAGACGGCGGTGGGTGTTGAACTAAAACACGGCACGCCTTACATCAAAGCCTTTAATAATCTTGACCTTGATGCCCTGCGTGTCCGTCTAAAATGGGGGACATTGCGTTCACAAAATGCTGATAATGGCGATGTGTCAGGCGTTAAGATTGATTATGCCATCGATGTCAAAACCGACAACGGTGGCTGGGTACAAGCCCTAAATACATCCATCAATGCCAAAACATCGGACGCTTACGAGCGTAGCCACCGTATTGACTTGCCCACGGCACAAACAGGCTGGCAGGTGCGTGTCCGCCGTATCACACCCAACAGCACGTCCGATTTTGTCAGTGATAAAATGTACATCTCTGCCATTAGCGAAGTGATTGATTTAAAACTTCGTTATCCCAATACTGCCCTGTTAGGCTTACGCTATGATGCCGAGCAGTTTAGCAACGTTGCCAAAATGTCGGCTCGCTGTCGTGGTCTAATCATCAAAGTGCCAACGAATTATGACCCCATTTCACGCACCTATGACGGCTTATGGAATGGCGAATTTAAGTTGGCATATAGCAATAACCCTGCGTGGGTGTATTATGACCTTTGCACCGCCACTCGCTACGGTTTGGGCGGACGGCTTAAAGAATATATGATTGACAAATGGAGCTTGTATCGCCTTGCCCAGTATTGCGACCAAATGGTCGATGACGGTATGGGCGGACAAGAGCCACGCTTTACCGTCAATGTGTATATCCAGTCTGCCGAAGGGGCGTTTGAATTATTATCAAAATTGGCTGGCGTATTTCGTGCGATTAGCTACTGGGACGGCACAAGCATTGTGCTAGATGCTGATATTCCCCAAGACAGCATTTACAGTTTTAGCCGTGCCAATGTCATTGATGGCGTGTTTGAATATACAGGCACACGCTCCCGTGACCGCCACACGGTTGCCAAAGTCGCTTGGGATAACCCTGCCAACCATTTTAAGACCGAATATGAATATGTCAGAGATGAAGCAGCGATTGCCAAATACGGCATACGCACGCTTGACATCAACGCCTTTGGCTGTACATCCAAGGGGCAAGCCCAACGAGCTGGCATTTGGGCGTTGAAGTCCGAACAGCTAGAAACACGAATGGTAACGTTTAAGGTGGGCTTGGACGGCTATATCCCTGCCCCTGCCAAAGTGATTGAGATTAGCGATGAGCTATTTGCAGGGCGTGCCACAGGTGGGCGTGTGCTTGCGATGAATGATAAAAAGACCGTCATCACCCTAGACCGCCCCATTACCGCCAACGTGGGCGATACGCTGGTGATTAATGGTAATGACGGCATCAGCCAAAGACGGCAAATCCGCTCGGTCAGTGGCGATAAAATCACGGTAACAAAAGCCTTTGGTGGCATCAGTGAGCAAAATGTGTGGGTGCTAGACAGTCAAGACCTTGCCACGATGAGGTTTCGTGTGCTGTCAGTAACCGCTGATGACAATCACACTTTTACCATCACTGCCGTGCAGTATAACCCTGTCAAATACGATGCCATCGACCACGGTGCGTACACCCACGAGCGTCCGATTAGTGTCATCAATCCGACTGTGCAAGCCCCCACAAAGTCGGTCAATCTGTCAAGCTATCACACGATCAATCAAGGCGTGAGCATTACCACCCTTGTCATTGGTTGGGAGCAAGTGGCTGGTGCGGTCAAATATGCCGTGGCGTGGCGAGCCGACAACGGCAACTGGCAGACCCTGCCACCAACAGGCACAAACAGCATTGAAATCACAGGCGTGTACGCAGGGCAATATGAAGCCCGCGTAACGGCGATTTCTGCCTTTGGGCAAGCAAGCCTAGCCACGCACTCAAATCTGACACAAATACAAGGCAAACAAGGCAAACCGCCACGCCCCATTAACCTTACCGTCCAAGGGCTATTATTTGCCATGAATGTGGGGTGGAATTTTGACCGTGGCAGCGATGATACCAGTTACACCCAAATCCAAGTCAGCCCAGACGGCAGAAGTAATATCACAACCCTTGGTACATTTGCTTATCCGACAAATAAGCACGAGATTACAGGCTTACAGGGTAATCTTACCCAGTTTTATCGTGGGCGAATCGTGGATAAGCTGGGTAATACATCGGACTGGACGGACTGGGTGCGTGGCACGACATCGGCGGATGCTGGCAAGGTGCTTGAGCTTATCAGTGGTCAGATTAATGGCAGTCATCTTGACCAAACCTTACGTACACCCATTGCCAAAATCGGTGAATTGCAAACTGCGGTGGACGGGGTCAATGCACAATTGCCCACGCTAAATAGTCAGCTTGCCACGGCAAACCGTGAATTACAAACCGCCATTAGCAACATCACCACCGAGCGTAATCGCATCACTTCCGCCATCCGTGATATTACTGCTTTACAAACTGCCGACACTGCCAAAACGCAAGAAATCGCCAATCTTACCCAAACTGTTGGCTCTCATACGTCATCCATCCGTGATTTGGGCGTAACCACAGGCGATTTATCGCAAAAATACACCCAAATCAAAACACAGGCGGATAATGCCACGTCCGAGATTAGTGCGATTAAGCAGACGCAAGCAGGGCAAGCGAGTAGTATTGATAGACTGGGGGCGAGATTTGAACACGCAAACTTGTTCAAAGCCAGCACCGCCACGCTTGGTCATTACTACGAAGAAAGGGAAAACGGTGCATTAAAGCCGTGGGGGTCGCACCGTGCTAGTGATGACATTTTTGTAAGCCAAAACACCTTATACGAAATCAAAGCGTACAATGGCGATTTTAGCAATTTGCGTGTGATTTGGCTTGATGAAAATAAAGAGTTCATCAAGGGACAAATCATTGCAAAGGGTGGCGATTATGCGACTTTTAACA